TAGCAGATGCTATCAACGGTGCAGGACTTGCAAATGTTTCAGCAAGTGTTAATACAAAAAATCAAGTTGTAATCAGTCACAGCAAAGGCGGAGAGATTCGTATTGTAGATACATCACAGCAATTGGATAATGTTTACAGTGCATTTGACGAAGCAAACAACTCAACAACAGTTAACTTGTACTATGCTCCAGGCACAGATGGTAACACATCGCCAAAGCAATTTGTTGCAAGTAACTGGGCAGATCTAAAATATACTGCTAAAGACTTAGAACCAACAACTACTCCAGCAGATGGTGCATTGTGGTACAGCAGTGTTGTAGACGAAGTTGATATTATGATTCACAATGGTACATCATGGGTTGGATATCACAACTACGATCACACAGGAACTGGTTTGTTTGGCGCAAACAGCACAAACAACGCAACAGGTCCAATTGTTGCAGCAGTTGCTCCAACAAAACAATCAGATGGTCTAAGTGCATTAGTTGAAGGCGATCTATGGGTAAGCACAGCAGATTTAGAAAACTTCCCAAGAATCTATCGTTGGAACGATGCAACTAGCAAATGGGTAGAACTAGACACAACAGATCAAACAACTGAAAATGGTGTGTTATTTGATGATGCTCGTTGGGCAACAGCAGGTGCACTAGAAGAAGCAAGCGAAATTGAAGACTTGCTAACAAGCAACTACTTAGACCCAGATGCACCAGATCCTGCACTTTATCCAAAAGGTATGCTGCTATGGAACCTACGCAGAAGCGGATTCAACGTAAAACGTTTTGAGCGTGACTACATTGACATCGACGGCGAAAATGTTCGCAACAGTGACGAAGCAATGAGCGGTTACTATCCACATCGTTGGGTGACAGAAAGTGCAAACAACAACGACGGATCAGGAAGCTTCGGACGCAATGCACAGCGTAAAGTTGTTGTACAAGCTCTACAAGCAACTGTAAACGGTACAGAAGACCTACGCGATGATGAAACACGTATCTTTAACTTGATTGCAGCACCTGGTTATCCAGAACTAATTGGCGAAATGATAACATTGAACTACGACAGAGGCTTAACAGCGTTTGTTGTTGGCGATAGCCCAATGAGATTGCAACCAACTACAACAGCACTTAACGAATGGGCAACCAACGTTAACCAAGCAGTTGAAGATAACGACAACGGACTTGTAAGCAGAGATGAATACTTGGGTGTATATTACCCAGCAGGATTCAGCAGTGATAACGCAGGTAACAACATTGTTGTTCCAGCATCACACATGGCACTGCGTACAATTGCACTAAGCGATCAAGTTAGCTATCCATGGTTTGCACCAGCAGGTACAAGACGTGGCGGTGTTACTAACGCTACAAGTTCAGGTTACATCAACGGTGAAGGCGAATTTGTTGCAATTGCACTTAACGAAGGACAAAGAGATACATTGTATCAACAGAATGTTAACCCAATCACATTCCTAAACGGAGCAGGTTTGGTTGTCTTTGGACAGAAAACTCGTGCAAGAAATGCAAGTGCGCTGGACAGAATCAACGTAGCACGTTTGACTGTATACTTACGTAGCCAACTTAAGAAACTTGCAAAACCATATATCTTTGAACCAAACGATAAGATCACACGTGATGAAATCAAACAACAGGTTGAAAGCTTAATGGTTGAACTGATTGGATTGAGAGCAATTTACGATTATCTAGTTGTGTGTGATGAAACAAACAACACACCAAATAGAATTGATAGAAATGAACTATACGTAGACATTGCAATCGAACCAGTTAAGGCAGTTGAATTTATCTACATTCCACTACGCCTTAAAAACACAGGAGAAATCGCAGGTTTATAAATCATAATATAGGGGGTTATTGATTTAACCCCCTAATATGATAAATACTTGTGAATAGGAGTATATTATATGGCAATCTCAAGCTTATCAAAATTAACAGTTCCATTAGCAACAAATGACAGCGCAAGCAGTCAAGGTTTGTTAATGCCAAAACTACAGTATCGCTTCCGTGTTACTTTAGAAAACTTTGGTGTATCAACACCGACAACAGAACTTACAAAACAAGTTATGGATGTAACTCGTCCGACACTTACTTTTGAAAACATGGAAATTCCAGTGTACAACAGTAAAATTAACCTTGCTGGTAAACACACATGGAGCCCATTGTCACTTAACATGCGTGATGATGTAAACGGAAACGTACAGAAACTAGTTGGTGAACAACTACAGAAACAATTTGACTTTATGGAGCAAGCAAGTGCTGCATCAGGTACAGATTACAAATTCTTAACTCGTATTGAAATCCTAGACGGCGGTAATGGTGACTTGACACCGAACGTACTAGAAACATGGGAGTGCTATGGTTGCTATGTAAACGAAGCAAACTATAACACATTAAACTATGCAACAAACGAGCCAGTAAGTGTAACACTAAGCATCACATACGACAACGCAGTTCAAACACCAGAAGAAACAGGTGTTGGTACAGATGTTGGCAGAACGCTTGGTACAGCCGCAACAGGCGCAGGCTAATAACACTTAACATGATTGCCAGAATAGGGAGTACATTTTTTAATGTACTCCTTTTTTATTAACTGCGCACATTTTATAAAAGATAAATATTATTATGGCGAATCCATTTTCAGGTCTTTTTGACAATTTAATTAACGGAGCACTTAGTCCCAAAGGAAACTTAGGGGATTACACACATGCGAGTAAGGTGTTTGTTGATGGTAATATGCGTCTTGCTCCAAAATTCAAACATCTCTATCATGTTGTTTTAAATATAAATCCAAATATTAATTTAAGTGGTACAAGTGGATTTAATAACACTACTAAACGTGAAATAAATCTACTATGTAAAAGTGTTGATTTGCCCAGCTTTAGTATGCAGACTGAAACACTTAATCAATACAATAGAAAAAAAGTTGTACAAACAAGTGTACAATACGATCCTGTTAATATGGTATGGCACGACGATAATGCAGGATTGACAAATTATCTTTGGAAAAATTATTTCAACTATTATTTTAGCGATGCACAACATGTGCAACAAGATCAAGGTGCACCGGCAATTAAAGATCCTGCGTACCAAAGAGTTGGAAACTTAAACAGTGCATATGGTGCAGGCGGTGTGATGTCAAATAGATTTGGTTTAGATCGTCCTGGTAAAACTGAAAACTTCTTCACAAGTATTCAGGTATTTCAACTTCATCCACAAGACGGTAAATCTACCAATACCAGTTATACATATATTAACCCACTCATAGATCAATGGGATCACGACGAAGCCAATTCAGATGGTAGTGAATTTGCTATCAACAGAATGCGTTTCAGTTATGAAACAGTAATAACTGATAGAGACTATACAGTGCCAGATATTGTTCCTGCAGGGTTTGGCGAATACAGATATGATCAAGGCCCTAGTCCTATTAGTCCAGCAGGTGGCGGATCAACCAGCTTGTTCGGAACAGGCGGAGTGCTAGCAGGTGCAGCAACAACTATTGGCAATGTACAATCTGGTAATATACTAGGTGCACTTATTACAGGTGCTAATACATTTAGAAATGCCAAAGGCTTAACTACTGGAAGTGTAATAAACGAAATTATCAGCGTTGGAGAAAGTGCAATAGTAGATGCAATCATTCCAAGTGCAAGCAATAGATCTGCTACTGAATCAAAATCAAGGAATGATCTATTATGAGTGATTTTCAAAGTACTACCACTAGTCAAGATCAAACTGTTAAAACAAAACAGTATTTTGATAATTACGAAAAAGATAGAGTAAGTTATCCTAGCAATCAAGTTGATGCTGTGATTGGTTTTTTTGAAAGCAGAGGATTTGATAAAAGTGCTGCAATCAGTGTTGGCACTGTGTTGTTGCAACAAGCAAAGATTGAGCAATACAATGTAATGGAATTGATTGACAATTTGCGTCAATATGAAAAACCTCAACTGAATGAATTAATTGGTGCTATACTAAACAACAATAGAGATAAAAATACAAGAATAGGTTTTAGACAAGAAATTAGCGGCGCTAATCAATCTGCAAGAAACATAATTTATTAAAATGGCACAGTATGCACAAGGTAAATTCAATCTAAAAAACCCTGAAAAATATGTAGGCGGACGCACACCTACATATAGAAGCAGTTGGGAATTTGCTTTTATGCGTTTTTGCGATGAGCATCCTAGTGTTGCTAAATGGGCAAGCGAAGCTGTAAAGATTCCATATAGAAATCCTTTTACAGGAAAATACACTGTTTATGTACCAGACTTTTTTATTGCATATGTAGATGCAAATGGCAAACAACACGCAGAACTAATAGAAGTAAAACCCAGCAATCAAATGACAATGGAAGGTGCAGGTCGTAATAAACGCAACCAAGCACATGTAGTTCTTAATCAAGCAAAGTGGCAAGCAGCAAATGCTTATTGCAAACAAAACAATATAAAATTTAGAATTGTAACTGAGAAAGATATTTTTCATACAGGTAAAAGAAGATAAATAATAGTAGCATATAACGGATACTATTATGACTAAAAAATTAGAAGACTTGTTAAACTTGCCAGATGCTCAAGAAATGATAAACGAAGAGCAAGAAAAAGCTGTACCAGTTGAACAAGAAGATACATTTAGAGATATTGAAGAACTTGATAAAATTGCAGCAGCATTACCTCAAGTAAAAGGTTTAGGCGAGTTAGCAGACAAAGAACTAAATGAAGTTGCAGACAAAGCAATGCAAGCATATGACGATTTAATGGATTTAGGAATGAATGTCGAAAGTCG